TGAGCGTTCGCGTTGAAGATCTCGGCGGTCCCTTACAGACAAGACCTCAGGTGTCTTCCCCCTGATAGCAGCAATCTTTTTCATAACTTTCTTGACCGTTGGTTTGACAACCTTAAGAAGAAGATCTGCTAATGGTTTTGCTGCAAGTGCTGATGCTGTAGCAACTACAGCAATACCCCCAGTGGTTACAACAGATCCAGCACTAGGAAGACCAGCAATAATCTGTTGAGGTAAAGGTACAGGTTCTGTAATCTGAATACACTGGTTACCAATCAGTTTGTATTCAGTAACTTTCTTTCTAAACCCCTCTACGAATGTACCAACAGGTTCCTTCGCTTCCTGTGCTGCTGTAGGACAATCTACCTTGGCAGTAGCAGGAGGAATTTTAGGTGTCGCTGGTAACTCGGGAGCAACGGGAGCTTTAGGTTGCCTTGTATCTGCCTGTGATGGTTTTGTAATGAGCATCTCCTCTGGAGAATACTCAATGGGATTAAATGATGGCACACTTCCATCACAATAAGTCCTAGCACCTCTTGGATCATCTTGTGCTAGTTGCGGACCACCATCAGGGTGTGCTTCTACGCAACCAGGAAGATCTACAATAGGTGTACCAATCTGTAATGTTACTGCTGGAGCAACAGGAAGTGATTGTGTAGGATACATTAGATAATCGGGGACTGGTTGTATACCAAGTTCCCTGATTTGTATCTCACGTATTTCAGGCATCAGTCATCGTCTTTAAACAAACTCAAAATCCCAGAGTATAAGTGAAAGAAAAACACATAAAGAAAAAACTTTCCTTCAGCATCTTTGGACTTTCTTCTTCTTGATGTAGTCATAATATATTTACAATTATGATACTATGTATCAGAGACCAGGAATAGCAGGTTTAGCATTGACAACACCACCAGTTGCAGATGGCATCTTGGGCATAGCACCCTGAATCATACCAGGAAGTGCTTCAGTTACAGATGCAGTAACTTGTTCGATTGCTGCTTTCTTAGCAGACTCAATGAGTGCATCTTTATTCAGAAGAACATATGCACTTCCACCAATGAGTGCTGCAGATGTAAGACCAGAAAATAATGCGATAACATTAATTAGTTTTTGCATTGGATTACTCCACTAAAGTTCCGTGTGCTCTGCGAATCTCTTTGAGTTCCTCAAAGTTCTTCTGTTTGGTTCCTCCGTCATATGCCCAGGCATATCCTTCGGTAATCATTTGTTCGTTGAGGGAGAGTTCTGCGTCTCCAATGTAAAGCCATCCCAGGAGTCTACCGTATTTACCAACACCCCCAACAAGCTCAGTCCTAATAACGAGGTCATCATCACCATTGATAGCACCATCGAGCTTCTCTTTGAGCCAGTTGGTTGCGTCGTAGCCAAGTGCCTTCTCTTCGTCGTCCTTAGTTCGTTTCTCTGGCGTATCGACTCCTGCAACGCGGACTCTCTCTTTCTTATAAAGATCGAAACCCAGGTCAATAGTGACATCGATTGTATCGCCGTCTACAACCCTATTTATTTCTACAACTCGGAAGTTATAACAACTCTTCCGACTTGGTGGTGTCATTGCTCCCATTACTTTTTCTTACCTCCGTTCTTAGCTTTCTTTGCTGTTGCGTTGCCCTGGTTCTGTTTCTTGTTGTTCGCAGATCCCTTCTTGCCCTTGTTTGGACTCTTGGACATCTTCTTCTAATTCCTTAAATGATAGGCGTAGAATATATATGACACAATACAACGTAAATGCGAGTCCGCAACAGAGAAGAATAATCACAGACCAAACAGGATCGTTTATATCTCTCATCGCCATTTCCTATGATTTATGGAAGTATCATTCCAATCATTGCCGTCTGCCCATGGAGCAATGATACGAATATCATCAAGTCCTTCTACATCAGACTTTTTGATTTCTGTTACTGGTTTCTGTTTCTCTTCTTCGTCCCAAGTTTTTATAATCTCATTGACTTGCTTATCCACATCGCTCATTTCCATATCAACTTTACCTTGGACCCATATAATCCATAACCACTCTATAAAACCCAGAGCAAGATGATTGATGGGAAACTTTTGCTCGTTTGCCCACCTTTTACTTTTGGTATACCAGTTTTCTTCTCCACCCCAATAATACTTAAACTTGTGCTCCATTAGTCACAGTCCTTCATCATCGTAGCGACTTCACCACCTATCTCAGCACCAGTGTTTCCACTAAACATTGCTACCCATCCCGCAGCCAACCAACCAATATAAGGAATGCCACTAAACATTGGGGCAGCAGAAGCACCAATACTAGTTCCAACCAATCTACCTGCATTTTCGCCACCACCTTCCGCCTTGATACACTCGATCTTTTTCGCAGTCAACTTTCCCAACTCACCTCCTTGGAGATGCGTCGCTCCATCCATAGTGTACTGTTCCTGTTGGATTATCTTAGTATCTCCACCAATACCAAAGAAACCATTCTTCTTCACAATAACCTTATCCTTGCCCATCACTTGAGGGTCATTGGCACGATACTGGATACGATATCCATCCTTGTGAGCATCTACCTGATAGGCAGTATAATCACCAACAGGCAAGTTGATGATTGGAAGTTGACTTCTATTTAATAGGTGTCCGAGAATACCCAAGTGGGCAACGCCAAAAACGGTTCCCACAGTGAGCACTGCCCACTTAAATGAAAACCGTTGAGGTTTATTTGTGATTGGTTGTGGTTCTTCAGAACCAGACTTTTTGTTGACCATACATCATACCGTTGGCATAATAGGTGGTTCTCCGTCTTTCTTGGGAGCAACGGAAGCAATCTGAATCGGTGCCTGTTCAATACGGATGGTTTGTGCAGGTGCGGTTTGTGCAGCAGCAGCAATCAGTTTCTCTAAATCTGCCTTAGATACGCCACCAGAAGCGGCACCCATTTTCATTGTTCCATCACCAGACTTCTTAGCAGTCTGAACACCGAAAGTAGCTAAAACTCCAGTGAACACGGATGCAATAAAAGTAGGATCAAGTTTCTGTTCAGGAATGCCAAGAGCAGGAGGAAGTTTAATATAGGCAAGAGTCAAAATACCACCAGACCAGATAAGGATACCAAGTCTAACCATAGTACTGATTGCTTCCAACTGACCTTCATGATCATCGGCAGCTGCTTTTATTTTACCAAATAAACCTTTCTTTTTCTCTTCTTCTTTAGAAACTTCTTTTACTTCTTCCGGCATCTGACAAGAGCAAGGCTCTTATATTTAGTTAATAAAACCCTCTTCACGCAACCACTTTTCAGTCAATGGTGTGGGTTTATAAATTTCCCACATAGTGCCAGTTGCACATGCTTCCAGTGCTTGGGCAGTCATTCCTTCAGTCTTACCTGCCCACTTTGCTTCTGCCTCCCAGGGAACAGCAGACTTAGGATATACTTTCTCTACCATCTCACGCCAGATCTTAGGCACTTCTTCTTCTGGTTTGATGATAGCAATCATAGAGTTCTTGATGCTACCTGCCATACAATCTTGTGCAGCGTGCCAACCTTCATGACGCATCACTGTCATAAGAACATGAGGACGATGTACAAAGGCATCATTCAGATAGAAGTTGTTTGATACGGTGTGATAGACACCACGGTGACCAGGGGGAAAATACTTTTCGTGCCCTAGAAAAACCATAACTCCGATCTTATCAAGGGATACCAACATCGAGTCAAACTCGTCAGCAACAAGATCAAAATTAGAATTAGGAAACTCTTTACGAATATCGTTGATACTCTTGATTCGTCGGACATCTTTGGTGCATTCTCGTGTAATCATGCAACCCAAAGAGTCCATAGTATAGAATCCTTTCTTAATTTTAGATTCTCCTGCAAGGGCAGGTATAGAAACTAATGATAAACCAATTAACCCAAGCAGTAATTTTTTCATGATGTGTAATATGCTTTGTAGTATTTAACCAACCCAGCAGTAGTTACATTTCCCTTTGCAATCCACTCATCAGCACACTCATAGATTGATTTGTTATCGTTAGTATATCCAAAGTTAGATAGAAGAACTTCAATAGATTGCTTACGAAGTTTCATTTGCTCCTCTGTATAATCCATCAGTCAAACTGTCTCATACCAGTGCCAGAGTTCCAACCACCAGGACCAGATTGGAAGTTTTCAGAACCACCAGGATGTTCTTCTTGCCAAGTTCCCCAATACTTAGTGACACGCTCATACATCTGTTGATGAATATCTTGTGCTTCCTTTTTAGGTTGTGCTGCTTCGATAAACTTTTGCTCTTCAATCTTTTGAGCAACATGTTTTTCGTAGGCAATAACCTTTTCGGTTTTCACTGGTTCAGAAAACCAAGAATCAGTAGGAGTAGTGATAGGGGCAACCACTCCCGTATAAGACGCCTGTTTCTTCTCAACTTTCTTA